GGTTCCAGTTGTAACGACCCTGACAAACCTACCAGCGATCATGCCCAACTGGTTAACCGCAGCAGGCATCGCAGCCAGTGCTCTCGATGGCAAGGGCGACTGGAATGTTGGGAAAACCGGCTACACCTTAACTCAGAGTTTCCCAGCAAACTTTTCTTCTACATCAATCACGGCAGGAGGTGTAGTCAAATCAGATTTAACGACTATCAAAACTCAAACAGTGACTTGTGCTTCAGGAGTAACTATTCTTTCCAGTGTAGGTACAGCGGCAACCAGCACAGCTCAAACAGGGGATTCATTTGCTCTAGCCAATGGAGCAAATGGATTTGTAGCGATTGACACTGTCGTAGACGCAATCAAAGTCAAAACAGATTTTCTACCTTCAGCAACTGCCGGAGCCAATGGCGGAGTATTTATTGCCGGAACGAATGCAGCAACAACCGTCACTGGAAGTTTAACAACAACCTTCACGGGAAGTTTAACTGGCTCAGTAGCTTCTGTAAGTGGCGCCGTTGGTTCAGTGACTGGAGCAGTTGGTTCAGTAACAGGTTCGGTTGGCTCAGTCGTCGGCCATACTCCACAAACCGGTGACACCTTTGCTTTGGCCAACGGAGCAAGTGGATTTGTGGCAATCGCGGGATATATCGACACGGAAATCGGAACCTTGCTCAACGATCTGGCCGCTGTGCTGGTCGATTCAGGAACAACGCTAGACACCAAAATCAATGCAATCAAAGCAGTTACTGACGTGTTACCAGATTCAGGAGCGTTATCAAGTCTGGCTACGGCAGCAGCACTAGCAACAGTCGATACGGTTGTGGATGCAGTCAAGGTAGTCACCGATCAGATGGTGTTTACAACTGCGAATCAACTCGACGTGCAACCCATCTCGATGGCGTCCGCCGCAGAAACATCACTGGCCGACGCGATCCTCAATCGAGGAGCATCAAACATCGAAAACACGGCAGACCGTCACTCACTCGGTGCGGTCATCATGATATCAACCAACTCGGCAATATCCGGGGCATCTATTCTCGCCAAGAAACCATCCGACGATTCAACATTCGCGACCTACGTGATCACGTCTGACGCGGCAGCTGATAACCTAACAGGAATTTCATAATGGGCGGACCAGCTTATTTTCTGTATTCAATGCTTGGAAGAGTCCCAGCAGTTGGTGGTGGTGGAGAAGCTGCTGGAACAATTCTCCATGAGCTTTCTATCTCCATTGGAATAGGACTCTAATATGGGAGTCAAAATTGATGGTCTTGACAAACTCCTATTGAGATTCAAGGCAGAAAAAACACTTGCTAAAGACTCAGTGGTCATTGTTGGCTACACCGCAAAATATGCTTTGTATGTTCATGAAAATGTTGAAATGAAATGGAAAGGTAAACCTAGAAAGAAACCAGCCAAAGGTAAATACTGGGAACCGGGACAAGCCAAATTTCTTGAACAACCTGCCAGAGAACGAATCACTGAAATCAAAGCGGCAATTGTTGGAGTCTATAGAAAAACTCATTCGCTTCCTTTGGGATTAAAAGCGGGTGGATTACTTCTTCAAAGGTTCAGTCAGAAATTAGTGCCTGTTGATACTTCAGCTCTTAAAGGGTCAGCCTACACGAAGTTTGGTAAATAATGTCTGGACTCATGACACATTCTGCCGGAGATGTTATCAGACATGCTCTGATTGATCTTGTATTAGGGACGCTACCCTCAGCAGGAACTGCCTGGCCAATTCACGTAGGAAATCTTCCAAACAAACCAGACAATGCGATTCTTGTGAGTGATACAGCAGGACGATTTGGAGGCAGAGTTCATACGTCTGGAGAAATGCAGGAACATCAAGGAGTTCAAATCAAGGTTCGTTCTGCTGACTATCAAACAGGTGGTCTCAGAGCCAGAACAATTGCTAAAAACCTTGATGAAGATATTGCTCAAACTTCAGTCACAATTTCTGGATCAGTTTATTTGATCGAAGCAGTTACCCGAACTTCTGGACCATTAAGTCTGGGAACTGAAGAGGGCACAGAACGGTCTTTGTTTACTATCAACGCAGTAGTGTCTCTGCGTCAAACTACTTAATTGAGAGGAGAAAAGTATGGCAGCCCCTACTGCAACAGCGAGAGTGACGCCTGTTGGCATCAAACTTGGAGATGGTTATGTCTCAAAGTTTACTCCAGCGGCAGACCCTGACATTTCTTTCTGGGAAAAGAGTGTTACACCTTTCGGCATGGATGGTGGAGAACCAGTTGATACCACAACAATGCACAATACGACTTACAGGACAATGGCTCCTAGAGGTCTTATTACTGCAACATCCTCTGAGATGACTGCTGCCTATGACCCACGGGTTCTGGATCAAATCGTAGCTCTCATCAATGTTGAGACAACTTGGACTGTTCTCTTTCCAGATGGTGCTCAATGGGCTTTCTTTGGATTCCTTCGCTCCTTTACTCCAGGGGCACTTGTCGAAGGAACTCAACCAGAAGCAACAATCGTGATTGAGCCAACCAATACTGATCCTAATAATGGTTCTGTTGAAGCTGGACCAAACTGGATTAGTGCTCTTGGTTCTGCTTAGTAGTTACTGACTGACGAGAGGGTGAGGGTGTCACAGTGGTTTTCGTCGTTTCCCCATGACACTCTCCCCTCTCTTTTTTATTACACCTTCCATTTCACTCAGGCTGGAGCCTAACCATGACAGTTGAATCACTTGTATTTTCCGATGAATCAATTGAAGTTCCCGTCACCATCGGCAATCGTCAATACACTCTTGTCGAAGCCACTGGAGATGCAGCTACCAAATACAAAAACGCCATTGCTAAAGGAACCAAATTTATCAATGGCAAAGTTTCTTCGATTGATACCATTAACGATTCAGAAGCACTTCTGATTTCAATGTGTCTCTTTGATGATAAAGGTTCAAGAGTTCCTGAAGCAGTCGTGCGAGGATTCCGATCTTCAATCATGACGAAGCTCTATGAAACTTGCAAAAAAATCAGTGGCCTCAATGATGTTGAAGATGGTAAAAAAGCTAAGTGCGATCATGATAATTGCAAAACAAACTTCTGCCCAATTTGTGGCACAGGGATTGAAACAAAGGATTCTGAGGGAAACGACTTGGACTCCTCAGAGGATGGCTCAAGTTAGCCTCTCATCTACACATGCCTCTTCGTGAGTGTATGCAGAAAACTTCTCATCGAGATTATAAAACATGGATGCTCTATCTCGAAGAAAGCTGGAACACTCACTCCAAAGACGATTACTACTTTGCTCAAATTGCTTTAGAAGTTCGAAGAGTCCTCAGTAAGAAGCCTGGCGAAATACACATTAAAGATTTCTTGCTGGACTTCGGAACTCCTGAAGAAAAAGTAACAGAAGACCCAGAAGTAGAGCAATCAAGACTTGAGCAATTATCGGCTTGGGCGAAATCTGCTATGGCTGCTCGATTTGGTTGGAATAAAGACCAACGCAAAGATGCTGAAATGAAAGGTCGAAAGAATGCCTAGTGCAGCTCAAGTCGAAGGCATCATGGTCAAACTGACTGGCGATGGTGCTTCCTTCCAAAATATGTTACGCCAGGCAGAAGTTGCTACCAAAAACTTCCAACAGAAAGTCATTGGTCTTGGAACTTCAATTACTTCTCTTGGCAAGATAATGACGTTTGGTCTGACTCTGCCTCTTGTTGGATTCGCTGCTGGAACTGTCAAAGCATTCTCTAGTTTTGATAGTGCGATGACTAAGTCAACTTCTATTATGAAAGTGACTCAAGCTCAAATAGACAAGATGCGTCAAACAGCCTTACAAATGTCTTCTTCAGGGGAGTTACAGCAGGGGCCAGCAGCACTAGCAGAATCCTACTTCTTTCTTGCCTCAGCAGGTAAAGATGCTGAACAGTCAATGGCTCTATTGCCAGTCGTAAGTAAGTTTGCGACGGCTGGAGCTTTTGATATGGCTCTGGCAACAGACCTTTTGACAGATGCTCAATCTGCTTTGGGACTCTCTTCAAAAGACACTGCTCAAGACATGTTGAACATGACTAGGGTCAGTGACGTTCTCATCAAAGCGAATACTTTAGCCAATGCTTCTGCTCAACAATTCGCCGAGTCTTTGACGACTAAATCTGCTGCTGCTTTGAAGGTCTTCAACAAAGATGTTGAGGAAGGTGTTGCCGTTCTTGCAGCGTATGCTGATCAAGGTATCAAAGGGGCAAACTCTGGCGAAAACCTTAATCGTGTGATGACGCTTCTGGCTGCTACTTCCAGAGACGCAGCAGACATGCACGAAAGGTTTGGTCTCAAAGTCTTTGACTCTTCGGGCAAGATGCGAAACCTTGCAGACATCATCGAGAATCTTGAAGATATTACTGATGGAATGTCTGATGAAGTTCGTTCTGCAACTCTGAGTTTCCTTGGGTTTGAAGCCAGAGTTCAAGCCACTATTCTTCCACTGCTTGGAAGTTCTCAGGCAATCAAAGACTACGAAAAAGCTTTGAGAGACGCTGGTGGTACCACAGAAGACGTTGCTAAAAAGCAAATGGAATCTTTTGCTTCTCAAATGGAACGCCTCAAGAATCGAGTCAATGTTCTTGGAATCGAAATTGGTGAGAAGCTTATTCCGTACCTCAACAAACTTGTTGATGCAGTCAAAGCCGGTCTTGACAAATGGAATAATCTGGACGATTCAATTAAAGACGTTGTCATTCAAGTTGGAATCTTCGTAGCAGTCGTTGGTCCAGCACTATTGATTATTGGAAAACTGATTTCTGCTTTGGGGCTTCTGTTAACTCCCTTTGGTCTAATTGCTACTGCAACAGTTTTAGCGGCTGCCGCTTTTCCAGAATTTCGAGAAGAACTAAAAACAACTGTCGTTGAAGCAATCAGGCTTGGAAAAGAGTTACTCAACATTGTTGGACTTCAAGAAAAACTTGGTCTTGGTAAAAAGTCTGTAATGAAGTTTGGTACTCAAAAAGCAGCTCATAGACTTGACGGTAAAGATACTCTTGTTGGTGATGATTCTGATCCAAGATTGAAAGCTGAAAAAGCTATTCAAGAAGAAATGGAACAGATGCTGAAAGAGCAGGAGTCTGTGGAAAAAGCTCATAGAGCACAACAGACTCTTAAAGAACTCGAAGCGGAAATGAAGCTAGAAAAGGATCACGCTAAGAAGCTGGAAGCAATGAAAAAGAAAGGTCAAGCATTAACTGCTCAATTTCTTCCTGAAGAAGAGAAGACAGCTCAGCTCAAACAAGAATACAAAGAGCTTTGGGAGACCGGAAACATTGGAGCAGAAACTTATCTGAGTGCTCTTGAAGAACTAGAACGTCAATCAAATAAAGATTATCAAATTCATCAATTCGGTATCAGCGATTCTGCTTTGGCTGGTACTTCTGCTGCCTTCGAAAAGCTTGCTCAATTCGGCGAGTTGAGAGGCAGCATGATTGATAAGACTGGTCCAAGACTTGAAGAATTAAAAACTCAAGAAGCTCAAAGAATCGCTTTTGATAAAGTAAAGAATCTTGACTCAAACGCTATTACTAACGCTGAAGGAACTTTGGTAGGTGTCGGAAACCCTTCACTTGATCCAAGAGCTTCCTCAGAAGCATCCATTCAAGATGAAGCGGAAAAGATGCTTGCAGAAAGAATGGCTGATCTTCAACGAATGAACAACGTAGTTAATAAGCAGCCTGCTGTTGAAAGAGCTATTGCTCAAGAAGTTCCTAACATTCAAGAGCCTTTATCCAGAAGCATACTTGATGGTCCGGGAGAAGGAACAAGAAATATCCGAGATGTCAAAATCAATAAACCCCTTGATTACCTCTTGGAAGGTGACAAAGTTGCTCAAAGATTTAATCCAGACAACGTAGGCCGTGGAGAATCTTTGTCAATCATACTGACAAGGCTTGTTGAAATCGCAGAAGAGTCTTTGGAACTTGATAAAAGCAAACCATCACTTGAAGTTGCTGACTCTGGACTATCCAGATAACTGGAGCTGATCATAAATGACTGCGACTTTAATAGATGGCCAAAGAGCGTGGGCTTCCAATCGAGATGAGAGGGAAGGTCATCGGTTCTATGAAATCTCTCATCTAGTAAGAACCACGACTGCCTTAGATGGTCCTGCAACTGTTATGCAGACGCCTGGGCTTCCCACAATTGGTAGTACATGGAACTTTGACAACGACATAGATGTGTGGGCGTTCTGCACTCCCTACATGCGAGTCTCAGTTCACAAAGAGAAGGAAGGTGATCCTGCCAAAATCTGGAAGGTCGATCAGAAATTTACTACTGCTCGACCATCATTCCAGAGGTGTCAGGATACTACGATTGAGAATCCTTTACTTGAACCTCAAAGGGTTTCAGGCTCTTTTGTCAAGTACACAGAAGAAGCAGTTCTTGACCGTTACGGAAACGCAATCACTAATTCCGCACATGAATTGTATCGTGGTCCCAACGTCGAGTTTGATGCTTCAAGACCAACGGTCAGTATTGGCCAGAACGTATTGAATCTCGGCCTTGCTACTTTTTCTGACATGATCAATAAGGTCAATTCAGTTCCTCAATGGGGTTTACCAGTCCGAACAATCAAACTCTCTAATGTCTCTTGGACTCGCAATGTCTATGGCGTCTGTTTCTTCTATTACACCAGAGACTTTGAATTTGATATTCGCTATGACACCTTTGATCGAAGCTTACTTGACGAAGGTTCAAAAGCTCTCAATGGTGAATTCAATCAAACAGATGGTGGCTGGGATTTAATTGATATCAATGGAGCAGCTCCAGACCCTGGAAATCCAGAACACTTCATCCGAATCAAAGACCGTCGAGATGAGAATATCAGAACGCCTCTTTGTAAAGGTATTCCCGGTGGAGCTTCTACGGTTCTAATCAACAACGCAGCAGCGGTTGATAAAGGTGATGGGACAGTTGGCATTCCTATTACTGGGCACACAATATCTGTAGGAGATGCTGTCACCATTTCTGGATCACTGAATTACAACGGCAAATTTACGGTTATCAGTACTTCAGCAAATGAAATTGTGATCACTGCGACTTATGTAGCGGAAACTTTTGCTGGAACTGAAAGAGTCACGACATGGTCGGTCTGTTACATTCAAGTTGAGAAGTATGAAGAAGCCAATTTCTTCGACTTAGGAATTCCAATCACTCTCTAACTTTTCCTCAGGGAGAAATAGCAATGGCGAATGAAGCTCAACTTCATATCAGTCTTCGAATCAATAATCCTACTTCCAAATTCGAAGCTCAAAGTACAAATACTTCTTACACAGTAGACGTTGCAGGTTCTAGTGGACCAGTTCCGGGAATGGTAGTAGCAACAACCGCTGGACTCGACGTTGCTTTTACTGGATTGACTGTTCCTACATGGTGCGTTCTCAAAAATCTGGATTCAACGAACTTTGTTGAGTACGGAATCTGGGATGGAGCAACTTTTCATGAATTGGGAGAACTGCCGCCTCTCAGTAAGCCTCAAATCATCAAGCTTTCAAGAAACATGACTGGCTTTCGTCTCAAAGCTGACACTGCTTCGTGCGACGTTTCTGTTGAGGCATACGAATTGTAAATTTTCACTTAAGACTGGAGCAATTATGAACAAGAACGTCGATGGACTCGTCTTTTACCAATCAAAAGAATTTCAAGCTTTGTGTAAACGGTTTGGAATAGACTGGGAAAAGAGAACAACTAAGTTACAAATCACTATTGACATTAACTCAATTGTTACTGTTATTCAAAATTACAATGCGGAAAACATTGTTGAACCCTAACACTTAAAATCCTCTAAGACTGGAGCGTCTGATGAGTGAACTGGCTGCCGAGAATAATCCACCATGCCATCTAGTAACGATTGAGCAGGTGTATTATCAAATGCCTTATGAAGAACCTGAAGGGATTGATTCCCGAAGCTCTCACATGGTTTTTTCGGAAGAGGAACCCTTTATCAAAAGGAAAACTCTTTCAAATAATTGGGAGAAGCTTCCAACAGGTTCCATTCAAGGTCAAGGCACTGTTGTTATTCAAAACAAAGTGCAACATCCTTCTCAAATACCAACTCCAGAGCAGAAATTGGAGCTTGAAAACCGCATTATTGAAGTCTCTTGGGGCATCGAAATAGATAATCAGATTGCTTTGATAATTAGACCAGGTCATACGTGCCGATTTGAAGCTTTTGATCTTTCTGAAATCTATTTACGCTCAAAAAATGCTCCATTGAGTTGCCGAATTTATGTTTTTCCTTCCTGATTGGGCTTTGTCATGTCACTAAGAGATTTTTCAGATGAAGACATGGCAGAATTAGCTGCCGTTATCAAAGAAAGGAAGGCATCAAGAGGCAATTCCAAGAGCACTGCCAGAGCGGGAGACTCTTTCAACGAGAATACTGACCATCAAGCACCAGAAGTCTTTATGGCTTTGACTCCAACAGGCGGAATTCCTGCAATTGATGGAGTTATTCCCGGTTCTGCGGTCTGCGATTTATATAGAACAACTGGAGCTTTTGGTTCAGAGACACTTGAAGAGATGGTAGGAATTTCAAAAACCGTCTTCAACATTTCAGCAACGGCAATTGCTGCTGATATTTACGTTTTAATCAAGCGAACCAAGCAAGGAAAATGGGTTGCAGAAACTGGTGGGTCAGGTGGAGATGGTTCAGTATCAATCTGGTTCACTGTTGATGCAACTGGCTGTGATGATATTGGAAGATATTTGATAGTTACTCCCAATAGAATTGCTCCACCATGCACAGTCGTCCCTGGAGAAGATGAATATGGTCTCATCTATGTTTATGATGACGGTTTTCTTTGTATCCTCAATGAATTCACAAACGCAGAACTCTTAGGACTCAATGGAAAAGCCACTTACGCAAGTGACGTAGACCAAAGCTATGGATGCCTCAAAGGTTGGACGCTCGATGGTCTCTGTGATACAGGTAATTGTTAATGAGTGGTGTTAATACAATCGGTGGATCAAGAGACCGTAGCAACTGCAACTACGGAATCACAGAATCTTCGTGTCCTGATCCAGATGCTTATTGTTGTTCCCTTTCTCCATGCTGTCTCTGTATCAAATACACAACAGCCAATGGAGAAATTACTAACGCTGAAGCTTGCCGAGACCCACTTGATAACGACACAACAATTCCTTCCTACACAACTGAAATCTATGCAGGCACAATCGTTCTTGAGTGGGCCAAAGACCAATATGGAAACTGCGAATTTGTAGTTACATATCTCGGAGTAGTCATTGCCAGACTCGACGTTTGTACGGAACAATTCTGTAAGAGTCCAGAAGGTTCTGTAGAATTAGAAAACGGCGATGTCATTGAATGGTACACATATCTCAAGCCTAGACGTCAAGTGATGAAAGGCTCTGCTGGCTGCGAGGAAGTTCCTTGCCTTGCCTGTACGTGCCTCTGTGATCGTCTCTGCATGATCTGGCGTAGAGATACAGGATACGCAACTGATTTACCTTGCGAGTATTGCGATGTAGTCTGCGATTCTGTTTTAGCAGAAATGCCACTTGATGAAGATTGTGTTGGAGGCGGAGTTGTCTGGGGACCAATTATCTTTGAGCCAAACTGCTCTGATAACATTGGGCCAGTCTCTGTATCAGTTGCTCTCGGAACAGACGAATATGGTAATTGCGAACTGAAGCTAATCGTTGATGGTGAAGAAAGAGCAACTCTGGAAGTTGATGAAGCGGGAGAAGCCTGCAAGAACGTAAACCTTTCAGCTTCTTACATTGATGATACAGGTTGCGTCGTCACTGTCGTTGTGGAGTGTAAGAAGTGTGGCGATCCTTGTTTCCCAACTATCAATGGTTGCGGTAAAGGTTGCTGCTTCACGGATAGAGACTGCTTCGACATTTCAAATCATATCGACACAATCCCCTTCATGATTGAAGGTCTGGCTGGACTACCAACAGTCTATGGAGACTTTGTTCAATCGGGAACAGGCGTTAGAAGTCACTGTGGTCGTTGCGGTTGTCTTGAAGCTCTCATCACTGATAGTTCTACAAGATTTGGAATCTCATTCTTAGGCCAACAATGTTTAGGTGGATTTGCTACTTCTTGTGGCAAGGTATTCCATTTTGCTTTGAGTTGTGAAACAGACGTGACTGGAGATGCCGCAGAATCTGGATACAACGAAATAGACACTTGTGCTTCCAGGTTGCGATTACTTGTAGGAACTTCAACAACTCCTGGATTTTCAGGCACAATCAGAGACGAAACAGGCTGCGTCTTATTTGATCCACAATATCCTCATGTCTCTCTTCCCTTTGATACTGTCTCTTGCAGTCCTGATGGCTTAACTGGCTCTGTCAGCCTTGACTCTGTTACTCTTCTGGAATGTGAACAAGAGGCTTATGCCGTCTGCGAGAGTCCACCAAATCCTTCTGAGATATTTTCTGATAATTGCTGTGAGCTATTTACACCTCAACCTTTTGCTGGTGCTACGTTGACTCTTCTACTTCCTTAATAACAATTGCATAATTGACTGGAGCCAATGTGCCAAAGGTTATTGAATTTCGACCATTCTACATTGGGAATAAAGCAGGCTCACGTTCTGAGTTTGTCTTTGAGCCTAAACTGAAAGAATGGATTGGACCAGATTCAAGCCTCATTAGACAAAATGGCTGGCATCTTTCTCAAGGTGATTCAGCGATTCCTTGCGAGCATACAGGCACGGGAGCAAAGTGCGGCGAATGGGATTTTCCAGAACTATTACTTCCACCCGAAGATATCGTTAAAGGTAAACGCAAAACAGCAAGAAACCGCTCAAGACAATCTACAACTAAACGAACCAAAGCCAGAGTTCACTCAAGAAAAGTTATTGTTCCGGGAGTAGGTTCCTGCATGGCGGAACTTATTTCAAACTTCTTTTCTATCAAAGATTCCAGCGGCTGCAACTGTAAAGCCTACGCTTCCAAAATGGATAAATGGGGGCCAGAAGGTTGCGAACTTCATCGAGAAGAAATCATCAATCATCTAGCCAAGAATACAGAAATTCTTCGGAAGGGAATTCAAGACCTCAACATTCCTGGTTGCGGCTTACTTTCAAAACTCGCCGGCACTTCCGCTGCAATTCCTCTTCTCAAGATTGGAGCGAATTGGTTACTCACTAAAGCAATCTCCAGTCACAAATCGAAGAAAGAAGCAGCGACAAAGGTTGGTCCCAAAGATGCGATCAAATGGATTGAACCAAATCCTTTGAACCTGACTCGGAATCTTGCAATTCATGTCTTCCCGGTCATTGGCAAATGGGAATGGCTCATTGAAGCTCTTAAAGACAAGACTCATCTTTTCAATGGTCGTAAGCTTGTCTCAATCGTCACTTCTAAAGGCGATTCTGTACGCTTCAAAAACCGAACGATCAGACTTCAAAATCCTGAAACAGTCGCTGCTCAATTTCGAGAACTTGGCTTTGAGGTTTCTCTCAGGGAAAACTCGGTGAGGACGGGTGAGTTTGTTTCGTTTGCTCCAATGGTCAAAGAGCTTTACTCAACTGACCCTTCCCAAGTCACTTTGTACTTACACAGCAAAGGTTCAAAGCATCCAGACAATGAATTTCGATCTATTACAAAATGGAATGAAACGATGTTGTCTGTCTTGCTTGATATTGAATCGGTCACAGCGAGTTTCAGCAGAGGCAATGATTTAGTTGGAGCGTTGGGTGGAGATGTTTTTGGTGATGGCAATGTTCCAATGGGGTCATTCTACTGGTTTAGAAATTCGACTGGTGAAGCAACAGTCACTCCTCACAAGAATCCTTTCTTCACTTCAGAGAGTTGGCCATCCAAGATATTCAATCAAGAGTATCTCTTAGGTGCAGTCGATGGAAGCAGACCATTCAAGCAACTCTATACAGCAAACTTCTGGGATAATGGTGAAGGTTCTGACAGACTCAAGAGATTCAATTCTCAAAGAGTCCATAGTATCGAAGAACCAAAAATCACTTTGATTACTCCAACAGGCGATCGACCAGAAGCTTTCAGACTCTGCGAGAAATGGATATCTCAACAAACTCTAAAACCTTTTGAGTGGATCGTCATTGACGATGGCGAAGTTCCTACTCAAATCACTCAAGGTCAAAACTACATCAGGCGACAAGGTAGAAAGAGTTCAGAACATACTCTTCCAGACCAGATGCTTGAAGCTCTCAAGTATGTGACTGGAGATTTTGTAATCATGATCGAAGACGATGACTACTATCATCCAGAGTATCTTCAATTGATGGTTCAACAATTACAAACAGCGGAGCTTGTCGGAGAAGTTGGCGCTCGATACTACTACCTTCCAACTGCAACTTTCAGACACTACACAGAACACACTCATAGCAGTTTCTGCCGAACAGGTTTCAGAAAGAATGTCATCCCACTGCTTTCAGAAATCTGTAAGGCTTCAAACGAGTCTTTGGATATCAATCTTTGGGAACAATGGACTGGAACCAAACAGCAGCAGTGGAAATCTACGACGATTGGTTGCATTGGTATCAAAGGAATGCCTGGTCGAAAATCCCATAATAAGATCAGACCAGAAATTGATGATCACAATCTCAAGACGCTGAAGCAATGGTGTCCCGATTGGAATGACTACTTACCCTTCTTGAAACCTATCAAAAATCGAGTGGAAGAGACGGGAACACTCTTCAGTATTCTTCTCAGGGAGTATGACCGATTCAGGCCAGTCTCTGCTGACTCAAGATTTGATCGTCAACTATTAACTGATTCCAAAGAAGTCAAAGTTCAAGGATGGAATATCAATCCAGTCAAACACACTCCAAGTGATCCTAAGCAATCAAGACATTTGAAGATTCTTGCTACTCAATCTTTTCCAGATGCTGATTGGATTCTTTATCATGATGCTCAACTTCAATTGAAGTGTAGTCCCTCATTCTGGTTTGATTGGGTACGTTCTCAAGGTGAAGCAGACATTTACTTTTATCATCATCATCAAAGGCATTGTGTCTACAAAGAAGCTAAAGAGGTGATGAAGATTCGAAAAGATAAGCCTCAAAATGTTCAACCTCAAATTGCTCGATACGCAAGCCAGAAGATTCCTGAAAACCTTGGATTGTATCTCGGTGGATTACACATTCGACGAAATACAGAAGCTGTAAAAGCCTTCGAAGAAATCTGGTGGCGTGAAGTTAAACGCGGTTCAGTCAGAGACCAGATTTCTTTGCCCGTCGCTCTTAGAGAAAGTGGCGTCAAGTTTTTAGCTTTACCGCCAATGTCATGGACTCAACATTTTCAAAGATATACTCACCTCACGAATACTCCAGTCATTGAAAATATGTCGGCGAATGATATTCGTGTCTGGGAAAACTTTAAGAAAACGAAGTAACAAAAACTTGACTGGAGCTACTCATGTCTGCAATGCAATGGTCTTATGGAATTACAACAGTTCCTTCAAGATTACACACAACCTTTCCAAGAACTCTTAAATCACTTGCTAACACAGGATTTGACAAACCTCACTTGTTTGTTGATGGATGTTCAGATTCAGATAAGTATCTGAATTGCTCCAGCCATGGAATCACACTTCATCATCCAGCTCTCAGAACCGTTGGTAATTGGGTTGCAGCACTCTGGGAACTCTATTGCAAGAACCCAGACGCCCATCGGTATGCAATCTTTCAAGACGATTTAGTGACCTGTCTTTCTCTCAGGGAATACTTGGAAAAGTGCCCCTACATCACTAACACTTATCTCAATCTGTTTACTGCTCTAGCAAATCAATCAAGTCATGAAGGCTGGTACTTCTCAAATCAAAAAGGTCTGGGAGCAGTCGCACTCGTCTTTGATAATCAAACAGCAATTAAACTTCTGAAGAGTCCAAAGCTGATTGATAAACCTAAAAGCTCAAAAGGTCACAAAGCAATTGATGGAGCAATCATTGATGCTCTCAAAGATTCTGGTGTCAAAGAATTAGTTCACAATCCTTCTCTTGTACAACACACAGGAGAAGTCACTTCAATCGTTGGTAACAAGCAACATCCAATTTCCTCATCATTCCCTGGAGAAGATTATGACCTTCTCAAATGAGAGGATTGGATTGATTGGCTATCACTGTGCTTCTGGTTTAGGCGAGAAGAATCGTCAGATGGCAACTTATCTGGATATTGATACGTGGCTCATCAAACCCCATAAACATTATCCAACTCTGCCGCTACACGAAGATGTTGATTCAATTATCTGTCCAACAGGTCGTTCAATAAAGCTTGAAGGATTTCTTAAAGCAGTTGATACAGTTCTCTTCGATGAAACTCCTTACTACCCAAACATCACTCATCGAATCAAAGAAGCTAATAAGCGAATTGTTTGTATCGCCTGTATGGAGTGGATGCCCATAGAAGGAACTCCGTGGCTTAAAGATGTGGACCTTTTCATCTGCCCTACCAGACACTGCTATGACCTTTATCGAAAGGAGTTACCTTGTATCTACTTTCCCTGGCCTGTTGATACTCAGCGGTTTCAATTCAGGGAAAGGTCTGTCTGTGAGAGGTTTCTGTTTCTCAATGGAAGAGGGGGTTGGAAAGGTCGAAAAGGAGCTTCAGTAATCAATGAGACAATCTCTCTATGGCCTGAGATTCCTTTAGACATTATCAGTCAGGGCAGATGGGAAGGTTCTACAGGCCCTAATACTAGAATTCTCAAATCACCAATCAACAATGCAAACCTCTACAAGACAAGTGACGTTTTAGTCTCCCCCCATTTCATGGATGGCACAGGCTTAGAGCAGATGGAAGCGATGGCTTCAGGCTTACCTGTCATTAACACAGATGGTAGACCTTGGAACGAATTACCCTCAATCGCCTTTATCAACTCAACAGTCTCCACTATCAAAGTCAAAAGACAAATTGACTGGCATATTCCTTCCGCGAAGCATCTAGTAGAAATCTGCAAGTCACTTCTCAATCAAGACATTTTCAAAGAGTCCAGAGAAGCTAAAGAATGGGCAGACTCAAGGAGCTTTGATAAACACTCTTCAACTCTCAATGACCTTATCCGAAAAGGAAAGCCAGAATGAAGAATCTTCTAATTGTCTTGATTATTATTTCAACATCCTCAACAGCACTCGCTGATTGGATTCAATATCGTTCTGGCTACACAATCTACTATCACACGCATCACTATCATCCCGACTTTGGAAACGCTGGTTGGGGCAGTTTAGTTCCAACCTACAGACCCCCAATTTATCAGTATCAAACTCAATACAAATACTATCCAGGAACTGGCTGGATCAGTAATCAAGCATCAGACCGTCAGAAGCGAATGGAAGCTCATCACAATTCGTGGAGATACTAATTACAAAAGGAATCAAGGATGGTTCTAGCAGTCTTCTTTGCTGGATTGATTGTAGCTCTCTTAGGAGCAATGTGTGAGAACGCATACCACGCTGGAGATATCAAAGCCACTGGCTTACTCTCTTTGGTCCAGTGTATTTCTCAGGGATTAATTGCGTGGGTCGTTATTGCGGATAAGTCATTACCCTACTTGATTGCTTCTGCGATGGCCTGGTCAATTGGTTCAATGGTTGGTTGCTACTGGAAAAAATTAAACCATGAAACCTGAAAAAGTTCCTCTAATAGAAAAACTTGTAATCTATTCTATTCTGATTTTTGTTTTCAGTCTGGGAGCAGTTGGGCTTTCTTTACCTGTTATCGGATTTCTCTATGTGATTGGAGCGTTACCCTGATGGCTAGATGCTTCATTGTTCTTGGGATGCCCAGAACAGGCACGTCACTCACGACGGGAATTCTCAACAATATGGGAGTCTATGTTGGAGAATCTCGAAAGGGAAAAAACAATCCTTGCTACTACGAAAACAAAGCTCTTTTTGATTTCATCAATCGAGTGCCTGGGGTTTCAGCAGGTCAAGTTGTTTCTTCAATCGAACGAGAAGCTCAAGGCAAAGACTATGGAATGAAGCATCCTTCAATCGTAGAAAGGTGGCACGAATTTAAGCCTCATATTCCAGAACCAGTCTTTATTGTTACTCATCGAAGAGACGCTGATGCTCAATACAACTCTCATCGGTCAGCAATCAATAGACAGCATCGACCAGAATTCAATGAGAGAAATCGAGTCTACTATCAGAAAGTCTTAGAAGCGATCAACGGTTATCCTTCATTCAATGTTTTCTATGAAGACTGGCTCAAAGACTTCACCCAATTACAAAAGATGGCAGACTTCTTCAATCTGACTGTAACTCCTGAAGCCAGAAAACTCGCTGATCCAAAACTCAAACATTTTTAGACTGGAGCAATGATGGCTGACACAGAACTTACTAATGATCCTAATGGTATTCCTCACAGACAAATCAATCCAAAAACAGGGCAGCAAGCAGCCTATGTAGTTCTTTCTGAAGAAGAACGGAAAAAGGGTTTTGTTGAGCCTCTTCGCCGCAAATACATTCATAAATCTTGTGGTTGCATAACAACAATTGGTTTGTCAATTGCCGAAACCTACGCACGACAACCTGAATTTTACTCAGGAACTTTTTGTATTGGTTGTAAATTACATTTTCCTCTCGAAGAATTTGTGTGGGATGGTACGTCACAAACTGTAGGAACAAGGAGTACAAATCAATGAGTCAAACGATGGAAGACGTCAGAAAACGAAATGCCTTAATGGCATCAACCTACATTCCAGATTGTTCAAAAGGTCCAGGAGCTTTCTACAACATTGGTGTTGGACCACTTATCAAATCAGAATGGAGACACTGGAAAGAACTGTATCCAGAAATGCAACTCTTTGGATGTGAGCCAAATCCAGTTCTCTACTCACAACTGCTGATGAAGTTTCCTGGTAGACTTTTCAGTTGTGGTATCTCAGACAAAGAGTCCATTGAGATGTACATGGAACCTGAAAAAGAAAAGACATTCGGACGTTCCAGCATATTTCCAGTCAATGGTCTTTCAGATAAAACAATCAGGGTTGAGTGCATTACCCTCAATGAATTTGATCAAGAAGTCGGTTCTCTAGAATCAATTCTTCTTTGGATGGACATTGAAGGTTCAGAACTCATTGCTCTCAAATCTGGCGAGGAACTTCTCAAATCTGGAAGGGTTCACACTATCAATCTTGAACTAAGAGACAAACCAGAAATAGAAGGTTGGCCAACAGCAACGGAAATCACAGAATACCTTTCCACAATTGGATTCAAGAAAGCTGTGGACTACAACAATCAGGTTTCACATTGGGATACTATTTTCACGAAAGTGAAGTGACTCATGAGAATCTACTACATAGGCAAATTCAAAGAAGAACACAACACAGAAAACTACGTCACCGCTGCCTTCGAAGAATTAGGCCACAAAGTCTATCAATACAAACACAACAAAAAGGAAACTCTTGCTCAAATCTTCAATCGAATTCAAGAGTTTGGAGCAGACACAGTTCTCTTCAGTAAAGCAGAATTTCCAGAAGCAAAAAAGTTGATTGATCTTTGCTATGCGAAAGGAATTCTGACTGTCTGCTGGCAATTCGATTTATTCATTGGATATCGCTCAAAACTCCCAGAACAATTCTGGTCTGATTTTCTCTTTACAACAGATGGTGGACACCAAAGAGAGTTTATCAAGCTTCGATGCAATCATCGTTTGCTGCGTCAAGGAATTCATAAACCAGAAGCCATCAAGATAGACTCTACAGAATACAAATACGATGTAGCGTTCGTTGGTAGTTGCACTCACGTAAGTCATGAATCAAGACGGAACCTTTTGAAGTTCCTTCAACAAAGAAAAAGCTTCATTCATTATCAGACCATGAGAGGCTTGAAACTGAATGAAGCTTTAAATCAAGTCAAAATCGTCGTCGGTGATTCTTATCCTTCACCAAATTACTGGAGCAATCGAATCTATGAAATCACTGGCCGAGGTGGATTCTTTCTACACCCATTCACAGAAGGCTTAGACTCAGAGTTTGAAGATGGCGAACACTACGTTGGTTATCAGCGAGGCAACTACAAACAACTCTGTGATCGCATTGATCTTCTTCTCAGGGAAGATTCGGCGAGGGAAAGAATCCGCCAAGCTGGGTTTGAGAAGACTCGCAATTGCTACACCTACACTCACAGAGTTCAAGAATTGCTTTCAATAATTTCTTGAAGCTCCTTCGCCAGCAGCCTCCCTCTTTTCCGTTCAGCTCCAGTCCGGTTCTGAGGTAGAGGCTGCTGGCTCTTCTTAGGTTTCTTTCGTATACCTAATTGGTGGGAAAAGGCGTCTGGAAGCTTCTAGGGTTAATCTAGGAGGTTTAAGACACGATTCTAGGCACCCTGCTCGCGTTTTAAGGCCTGTTTCGAGCCTCAGCCGTAGGTTATATCTAATCTGGGGCTTAGAGGCTCTAAAATCGCGTCTGAGGGCTTCGGAGAAAAGAAGGGTACGTTCGTTTTCTTATTTGAAGAGGCGTCTGAGGAACGATCCTGTGACCTTGCCGGCTGCTCGTCTGGCGATTCTCCGTCCAACTCTACCTTTCTGGATAGCGTTGAAGTCACCCATCAGTCGAGCGATGAAGTAAAGGAAGCTTCTCATGATATCTCCTGAAGAAAAAGGGAAAGGTCCGATGGATGGAATTGAACCATCGTATACGCAAACCTGCCATCGGACGACTCTTCAAAACTTTGTCATGATGCACCTAGCTTTCTTGTATTGGACTCTTCCGAAGCGAAGTAGTCAGGATTGTTAATCAGGTAGCACACTCTGTAGTCTGGTTTGCGAATACTATGTTGACTCCAGAACTTCTACAGACTTGATTTAGCTTTCGATCACTTGGCTATCATGCGTTCCCTGATTTAAGATTCAAGACTATCAGTCACGTAGACCAATTCGTTGATTGCTCTAGTGATTGCGACATAGACAAGATTGTATTCCTGTTCCTTTGCTGATGGAGTTTTCGCCATTGGATGAGGGCAAGGACAATTCTTCATCTGGAGAAAGAAGACTCTTGAAGCTTCGAGACCTTTGGCCTTGTGTATGCTACTGAGAACGATTCCCGTGTCTTGTTTATCCTGAAACATCTTTTCGATTTTAGCAATCACGTCTGCAACAGACTTGGAATCTTCAATGAAGTAGCAGAGGCATTCGTGGCGATCATTGAGAGCTTCAATCCGATTTTCGTTCGGATTTTTCTTTGAGGTTTCCTTGTCAACTTCTCCGTCAATCCAGAGCGACAATCGCTCAACTAGTTCTACGATGGTTGAGGCTTTCATTTTCTGGACGGTTGAGACAAGACCTTGACCAATGTCTCTGCCTTTGATCGTTGCTTTGCGTCCGGCTCGAATGAAGCCAAAACATTCTTTGACGAGTGGAGCATTGACTCGGCAGAGGATCATGTCACCTGATTGAGCGAGTGATTGGTAATCGTCGATCGTAACCGTCTTGACCGAACCTTCTGAGTTTGATTCGTGAGCTTCGAAGTCTGGAACGAATTGCCTTGCCTCTTCAACGATTGTTCTACCACAACGGCGAGTCTCAGTGAGAGGCAATATAACGCATCCTTTCAGAGTTTTTTCCATGCGAGGAATACTGTCGGAATCTGCTCCAGCGAAACCGTAGATGGCCTGGTTGACATCACCTACAAGAACAATTCGCTTGCCCGCTTTGAGAGCCAAAGCCTGTTGACAACGATTCAAATCTTGGGCTTCATCAACTAGGAGCAAATCGTATTTTGGAATGCTCAAACCCAGAGCGATTGGCAACCAGACCATATCGTCGTAATTGAGTTTTCGGTCTTCAGAAACTTTCTTGCAACGATCAAGAATCTGGATGACCAAATCGAAGATTTTGGATTGACTATCGTTAAGGTCGATGTCGTAGCGGTGAGCAAGGTGGAGCAGATCAGAATCTGAGGCTTCCTCAAACGTACCAACCAGGTTCATCTTGCAGAGGCTGACAAGACGCTCAGTGGCTCGCAATGCAGTCGTGTGACGCTTGCGGATTTCTCGCAAGTCTTTGCCAAGAATTTCCGAGACCATGTTCGGCACTCGCCACGGGTCCATAGCGACTTTGCCAACAGCGTTTCGGACAGCCGCAAATCCCATACTGTGCATGGTCATCGCTTCGCAATCAGCCGGAACCCGTTTTTGAAGTTCAACGGCAATGGCTTTGTTGAAGGCGACGAAACAGACTGAATCGTTCTTACCAGACTTGCTGATTTCATCCCAGACGGCTTGTTGCTGAGCCGAGGGAGTGAGGCTTGAGCCAATTCCCCGTAGGACGTTCAAGCCTTCGACAATTGTCGTTGTTTTGCCTGTGCCCGCCAAAGCCTTGACGATCAAATGAGGTCCAGCTTGTCTCTTCGATTTCAGTTTCACGTTTTTCAGAACTGACTTTTTTGTTGTTGTCATTTCATTGCTCCAGAATTTGAACTGAGCCACTAATATGATTTGAAAAATCCACCGGCTTCTGTAACTCTCTTTGCTGTTGTCCATGCAAAGTCAACGGATAGGTGAATTGCATCAAGCCGAAACACAGTTGCATACTGATTTTTAATTCCTTGAATTCGAGCAGGATAACCATCCAAAAATACTTGCCTCTGCGTGAGGTCCCTTCTTTCTTCCTCTGTAACAATACTACCCTTTTTCAGTTTCACGTTTTTCAGAGCAGATGCCATGTCGTTTTCCTTTGAGCGTTTTGGTTGTCGTTTTTGAATCTCTGAATTAGCAGATATTGAGCAATCCCCAAAGCTGATTGTCTCCGACCCAGATTTCCAAATCGGCTCTTTGATCATCACTCATCCGTTCTTCGAAATCTTCAATCTTCGAATCAAGGTGCTCCAAACGCTCATCCATTTTGATTTGCTGAGCTTCAGTTCGGTTCCAATCAGACTGCACTGAAAGTTCGCCAAGTTTGTAAGCTTGTCGAGCGACTCTTTTGAAGTTCCCGATTTCTTTTGAAGTCAGCATTTCGTTTCTCCAGGTTTTGGGTTGGGTTACCGCGTGTCTGAGAGTTAGTTCATTGCTTTCCGCACTTTGAGGATATTCTCGTCGCTGTCCTCAAGATGTTGATCAACCAGATACATACCAAGTTCGCCATCTGACATAGTATTGACTGATTGGCAAAATTCTTCGTTAGCCACCAGACTGCAAACTACGTTTTGGAGTTGTTCTTTGGTCATCGTTTCTTTTCCCGTTTGAGTTCGTTTCGTCCGCATCACTAAGAGGAGTTATCGGTTAATAGTCGCCCCAAGTAAAGCCCAAAGGCGACTATTTCAGGGAAGATTTTCAAAGTTTTTTGAAATGCTCATTTTCCCTTGGTTTTTGAGCCTTTTCGAGACTGACCTCTGGGAAATCCTTTGGTCTGAGGCTTCTCGGCGTACCTCTGAGCTTCAGATTCCGAGATTGAATAGCTGTATTGCCAGTTCCCGTTCCGGTCTTTTCGCCGTTGCGTTTTTCGGGCCTTGAGAGTTCCCGTACGGATTAGAGTGCGAACTTGCTGAGGGGAACATCCGATGATCGTAGAGGCTTCTGTAGGAGTCATTTTCGAATCTTTCTAACCGTGAAGCATGAGAAGGTAAATCGTCTCTGAGAACCCACCACAACGAAACACGTAACCACCCTTCACTCGATTAGCAGTGTGGTGACAATCCAAACGACCTACCGACGTGTATTGCTGAGTTCCGTATAAACGAATTTGAATCACTGTTTTGGATTCTTGTCGAAGTTCTTGCAGAGTTTTCATTTTCGAATCTTTCTTGAGGCTGCGAGCAGAATGAAGCAGCCAATAACGAGGTAAGGAGTTGCGGCGAGAATCTGTTCAGTCATCGGAAGCCTCCATCAGGATTAGTTTTTCGAGCATTGCGTTGAGAACTTTAAGGTCTTCAACGTGACGGGTTTCGGTGAGCCGTTTTTGAACGATGGCGATTCGAGTTTCAATTTGCTGCCTAGTCATATTGAAGTTTCCTTAATACTCGATAGTTGGAAGAGTTATAAGGCAGGGGCAAATCATAACCGATTAACAACACTTCATTTTTCTCTTCGGAGTAATAGAAGACGTTTGGAGTTGTCTCTAACGGATTACCCTCACTGTCTAACGTGAAGAACCAATAATACCCGCTGGTAGAAATTTGCCTGGCCATTATTGAGTTTCTCCTCTATAAGCTTTCAGAAGGTCAGTCAGTTTGTCACAAATGGTTTCCGCTTGAGGCCTACCAATCTTCAAGAATTCTGCAACAGCATTGACTGAGATACCCTCTTCGGTATCTGCATTGAGTTTTCTAGAGACAATTGCATCGACGATTTTATCAATGCAAATATCAATCGCTGTTCCGTGTTGGCGTTTCATTAACTTCTACCTTGTTGGTGAATGGAAAAGCGTACTCATGGAAAGAAACAGAAACTACGTTGTTGGTCCTAGACAACGAATCGAAAAGACCTTTAGCGATTACAGCTAAGTCATCAGGATTGTGAATACACTCACAATCCACATCAGTTTTGATTTTACCATTAGAGGAACGGGTGACGATAACTCGGATGAAAGTTTGTAGCATTTTAATCCTCAAGGCAAAGGTGAGAGTAGTGATCGAGACTTCCGCAATGGCTGCAACGAGCAGCGTTGGTATCTCGATTGATCTGAATGTGCTCCAGTCTCAAGGGCAGGTAACCGCAAGGTCCATAAGAGGCGAGAACCTCACAAGCGACTTCCGCCGTCTCATAGAGATTATCGTCGAGAGGTTCAACCAGCGTATCGCAGCAGACTGGACAGATCGGAATAAAGGTTTCATCGACCACAAAAATCTTAGAGCAGAGACGGCATTTGCAGGTATCAGCCATGACTAGATTCCCTGAAGAAAAAGGTAAGAAATCGAAATGGTGGATCAAATTACTTCAATGACATCACAAGCTCTGACTCTTCGACGAACTTCAATGCCATCCCCAGGTCCAGAAGGTCCAGTTGCTCCAACATACCAGACGATTCCATCTTCGAAGAGAAATCCACCATCCCAGACTCCGTCAGCCCAATCATCAGTTCCATCTGTGCTATCAAATTCCGATTGAGTTAAATGAGGTGTGGCACGAGCATAAGTGTCATAAAAATTGTCTCCAAGCTTCTCGACAGCAAGAGACACATCCCAGTCGCATGCTTCCAACCATTGACCGAAAGTGAATTTGCCTTCAGCGATCAAAGAGAATCGTTCAGTGCGAGCAGCTGGAAAAGGTTGAATGCGAATCGTCATCGTTTCAGCTCCAGAACTTGAGGGAAGGAACCCGCCGGAGCGGGCCAAGAGAAAAACCAAAAAAGCTACCAAACCCGTTCACCACATTTGGTCAGGCAGATCGCATTTGCAACTGCCTCAGCTTCTGACTTGAACGGACAATCCATCCCATCAATATCTCCACCTTCCCAGTAGATGAAGAAAACTGATTTCCCAGAACCATTCCAGCCCTGTTTGATTTCGAATGTCTCTTTTTTGACTTTGAGGGTTGAAAAAATCATCGTTTCAGCTCCAGATTTGAGGGAAGAAACCCGCCGAAGCGGGCTGAGAGGATTTCGGGATGTTACGACATCTCTTGAACGAATCGCAGTGACCAATTTCCGCTGAACAGCGACATCATGAACAGACGAAACTTTGAATCAGCCTGCTCCTGAGTTTCCGCTTCGATGACTTTCGAATCATCAAAAGACTTGTTCAGAACCTTCGAAAACGTCGTGTAGTGAAAATTAAAACGCATCAGTCGTCTCCAAGTTTTGGGTTTCAGTTTTTCGCCGCGTCGTTGCGACAAGGGAGTTATCGTCTAAATAGTTGGGGGAGTAAAGGCCAAGGGCGACTATTTTAGAAGATTCCCGAAAATAGTTGCCCTGCCTCAAAAATCCCTTGGTTTCAGACAGATTTCAGATGCTCCAAAGAAACCTCAATAACCGTTCCGGCACCCGCATAGCCGTTCCCGACTGAGACTTTCGCCCTTTTGGGGTAGAGTTCTTTGATGGTTCCCTTCCATCGTGAGGCTTCGTCGTCAGTCTCTTGGACCCAAACTTCATCGCCCTCTAAATGCTTGCCTTTTCGCTTCGTAGGCTTCTCTTCGAGGGTTTTATCGTCGTCTTCTGGCTCATCTTCCTCTTCGGGTTTCTCTGGCTTGCCAAGGTCAATACCGCCAACTGTCGGACACTCAATCAGAGTCTGATAACCGTCTTCGTTGATCTTGTATTCCAACTTGAGTTTTTCTCTGGTCACTGTCTTCCCTGAAGAAAATAGATTCCAAGCTTTGATCAGCAGAGCCACTGTATCCTCAGTTGTGATTCTTTCGTCGTCATCGACTTCTGCCATCATTTCAAAAAGGTGTTGGAGTTTATTCGAACGAGCAGCGATCAAAACGAAGAATTCTTGAGCGAGTTCTTCCATGCTCCAATCAAGAACAGATTCACTTCTGACATCATCATCAGAATAGTATTCATGGAAAATGGATTTGGAAGATGCCATTAAGTAAAGCAGAGCAGCACACTTGCCAGGAACCAGCCATTTCGTGATATTGCCATCAGTGTCCTCTTCAAAAATAAAGCCTACGCAATCAATCAATTTCAGATGTCGTTCAACGAAGCCGATTGATTCGCTGTGAGTTCGTTTTGCAGCGTTGAAGGGATCAAAACAAGCTCCAGTTCTTTCCCAGAGATTTCTGATACAGAAGTCTGCGATTCGGGCAACTCGTTTTTTCTGAGTTCCGTTGAGCTTCATGGATTGGAAATAAGCTGAACGATACATCACGTCAGTCAGGCTCCGTGGTTTGCAGGTATCCATCGTGTTCACCGTCTCGTCGCCTTCATCGACTCCATACACAATCAACTTCTCGATGAAAGGTTCTTCAGACCAGAACTGACCCTCGGGCCATTCAGCGTATTCCTCTGCTGCGAGAATCAAACCAATCAGAGTGTGTTGACCATTGAGTACCAATCCCGTTTTACCAATAATGATTGGCTCGCCGTTGAACATCCACCGATAACGAAGAATTTCTTGCTTCAGCGAATCGTAATTGCTCTTGGAAATTGGCCGATTCGTGATGTTGTTAGCGAGGAATACTTTCCTTGATCCAACTTTGAAATTGTGAATTTCCAAAGGCGTCTCATCTGTTGCTTCAGTCCATCCCAGAAGTTCTTTGGCTTCGTCCGCTGAGATGTAATCTCCTGGAGAAGAATAAGCGATTTCAGCAAACAGAACTTCACGGGCAGCAGCAGTCGTTTTCTTGGTAGCCATTTGTCGTTTCCTTGAATCAAAGAGTTAAGGGAGAAAAGCAGAGACTAGAGTTCTGGACCAGTCCAAGTCAGAACGTGATTCTTGCGACTGACAAGACCAGTGTTGACAAGAGTCTCAATAAACCGGTCGAACTGATCGGCAGTCAGGTCTGGAAAAGATTCCATCATCAAAGCGTAGAGATGACCAGCAGGAACTGATTTGAGTTCTCGAATTGCTTCACAGACGGCGACAGAGATTAAGAAACGAGTGTTTTGAGATTTGGTCAACATGAGAAACTCCTAAGTAAGCCAAGAGGGAATAGTGACACTGCCGTCTCGATGCAGCAGATACATTTCAGGGTCTAACCTCGACTCCAGATCAGCAGGATAGAGGAAAAAAGCTGAGACCGCAGTAGCGTAGTCGCTGAAAATTTCCTCTTCAGAAGGTGGTCCATCAACAGCCTCTTTCTGAAGTGTGTAGATCAGTTTTCGGTCAAGGAAAAACGCATCATCAGTTCTGCATTTTCCAGAGAGAACTTCTGACCGAACCCATTTGTCAAAGCTCTCGGCGGGTTGATTGTCGAGAGTACAATCGAATGTTCTTCGAAATTCTGCCATCAGACTTCTCCTCAGGAAATTCGGTCAGTGCGGGTCCAGTAACAGTAGTTGCAGATGTGTGCTCCGTCAGAATCTTCGAAACACTTGCCATTCGCCGTCTCTGGTCGTTTGCAGCACTCACAAGGCAACTGATCGTCGTTGTGCTGATCAATCAATCCCAATGGGAAAATCTCAGCGTTCTGTTTCTGTCGTCTCTTCGATTCTGCTTTGGTGATCGTCTTCATTTCGTTTCTCCAGAGGGTTTCAAAAATGGGGTAAGAAAACTTGGTGACTACCAGATTGAAACAATCCAGTCAGAACCAAGTTCCTTACGAAGTTCATCCCCTGAATTCACCGTGAAGAATCGAACCTGACCAGTCGTCTTGTGGGATGCTCGGAAGTTTGCGAAAGCTTTATTTCCGATTGTTTGTTCAATGATCATTTTTCGTTTCCTTGGTTTGGGTTTCGTTTCAGCCAGTCGTTGTTTCGACTGAGGGAAGTATTATAATAGTCGGCGTTCCCATAAAGCCTGGGATAGACTTTTTTCCAATTTTGCGAGAAATAGTTGCCTTTCCCTACTTTTCCCTGTGAAAAAGGCCCTTTTCAATCTTGGAAATCTTCCTTCAAAACGTCTTTTGAGGCTCAATCGAGAAAAATGAGAGACAAAAAGGTTTTGAAAGGGGCGAGCGGCGATCGTCGAAGCAAGTTTGAAAACGTCTTTGAAAAAACTTGCTTGAAAAGATGAGACCGGCTGCGAAAAAAGTGAGAGAAATTTCTGAGACGCGAGGCAAGCCCCAAACTAGCCCTATGTATTAGTTCTTTTATTGTCCCTTTACTTTCCCCTACTACGTTACTACGTTACGTGGGTGGGTTTTGGGAGCGAAGAGGTTAATAGTTAATATATAGTTATCTATATAGAGATAAGAGATAGTATGTCTAAGAAGTCTTCAGAGATATGGAAAGTGATCCCAGCTCAAAGTCTTTCTCGCCGCGAAGGATATTTTGAGGCATCTTCTTTTGGACGAATCAGAGAGGAAACAGATGACGGATATCTGTATCTGGAACCTTTTTTCTCCAGAGTGAATAAACTTCAGATAATTCGCTTCTCTAAAAATAGGCAAAGGCCAGTTCATCAACTGGTGCTCCACGCCTTCAAAGGTCTGAAGCCTCAAGGCTGCTCTGAGTTTGTCTATCGAGCAAAACACCTTGATGGAAACTTCTTGAACAACACTCCAGAAAATCTTGCTTGGATCAAAGTTCCGAGAGAGGAAGCTGCCGTCTGATTTGCTTGCTCTTTTTCTTCAGGGAATTGCGAGGAAGGCTGCCGAGAAATCGAGCAGCGTTTTTTATTTCTAAGCTACGTTATAATACGCGGCACCAAATCACCTCTGACTTCGAAAGGTACATAATGACGAATGGCAACAACAAGTATTCATGGGATGAGTGGTTCAAGAAAAACTATTTCACCCTGAAGCATGGCAGACACTTTGAGGGTGATCCTTCTACGATGTGCCAACAGGTTCGGAACGCCGCGAGTAGAAGAGGTCTTTCAGTTTCTGTAAGGCAAGACCCAGCAACTAACTCAATCAAGGTGACAATCAATGGCCCGCGTTAAAGGCTGCTCTCATGGCAACGATCCTCAAGACTGCGACGAATGCCAGATTGAAAAGATTCAACATCCCCCAAATGGAAATGACAGATAAAGGAAAATCCAATGGGAATGCACGCTGATGATTGCCTTAATGAAACTCTTCAACATGAAATGAATTTTCAGAACTACAGTGAAGGAAATCTAAGTCTGGAAGAAGCCTATGAACTTGGGCTGATTGATGAGCGAGGATACGCTCCAAAAGAATTAGTAGACTCTTCTCTCAGACTTGGAGTTATGGATGCAGAATCACTTGAAAATGAACTTGCTCTTTGCGAAGGAGCTTTCAAGGGTTCATCCAGTTGTCTGACCCAATTGCTAGGATCAAACTTTCTTTTTAAGCAGCGTCAAAAATCTTCTGAGGTAATCCACTATTGGAGATCAGGAACAAAACTCCTACTTCCAAAAGACATGACTAATTCTCATTTGGAGAACGCAATTACCTATTGCAAGAAAAATGGAATTGAAAAAACTCCAATTGCCAAAAATATGGTCAAAGAATTAAAGAAAAGGAAGTCTAAATGACTAAGGAAGTGAAAAGAATCGAAAGAGGTTGGCCTGGGCACTTTATTTGTGCGCACAGATGTAGATTCAGAAGAAATACTCTTTTAGAACTGAAATCTCTAAGGTTAATTGTCAGTACAGTTGGTTGTATGGAGGACCCTTTGAATCCAGATAAATTTTTTGAGATTGGATTCAATAGACATTATGAAACCATGGTATTCTTTGCTTCCTGGCAAGAAGGAAAATACTGGGATGCTGATTGTCAAAGAGGAGAAGTCAGTTTTGACTCTCCTTGGATGGTTAAGGATTTGGAAAATGATAATCTAGCGAATAATCAACACGAAGAAGTTGTTAAAGAAATTCAAACTAGAATGCTTCAAGGAGACTCCTTCAAATGACATACTTCATTGGAATTGATCCAGGAAAATCAGGCGGTCTGGTTGCTCTTTCTTCTTCAGGGAAGATTGAGGAAGCCTCAGTGATGCCTTCAACTGAAACAGATATCGCAAATTGGTTTGGCGGTTACTCAAATCTTATCAACGGTCACAATTACGCTCTAATTGAAAAAGTTCATGCGATGCCAGGACAAGGTGTGACGAGCATGTTTACTTTTGGACGTAATTTTGGTTTTTTGAGGGCTTGTCTTTGCTGCAATGAAATACCTTTTAATGAAATTCAACCAAGAGAATGGCAGAAAGCTTTTGGAATTCCTTCTAAGAAGAAAACTGAAAACAAGAGACAATTCAAAATCAGACTGCTAGAAAAAGCTCAACAACTGTTTCCAAGTTTTCCGCTTTGGAAAGAACCAAGGGCATTGGGTAGGCAACTTTCAATCTGTGATGCTTTGTTAATTGCAGAATTCTGTAGGAGGATTTATGGATGAGCACTAACTCAAAAAACAAATGGAGAGTTTGTAGGAATTGTAGAAACAAATGGAAGTCTACTAAACAACAATGTCCAAATTGCGGACGTAGAAACTCGTTTAGGATTCCAAAGAAATGAAAGATTTAGCCTCTCAAATAGCCTCTATGGTTGAAGACAAACCTGATTCAACTCTCACGATTAGAGTTGTTAAAGATAGACTTAGAATGGACTTTGTAGTTCCTTGGGACAAAAAGGAATTAAGAAGAAGCTCAGAGATTGTCTTAAGTAATTTGTTTCGACATAGATTCCCCTCGATTCAAGTAAGTAAGTTACTAAGAAAAACTGAACAAGACATTGATAAGATTTTACTTTCAGATCCAAATTATATTGAAAAATATATTGGAAAGGACTGAGAGAAATGAAAATTGTTCAAATAATTGTTTCGCATACTCTGAAGAGAAATGGAATTGACAAACATCGAAAATGTACTTTGACAATTCCAAAAGCTTTCTCTGATCAATATCCAAAGTCTCAACAATTCGTTGTTGAACAACATGGTTTGAATCTTCTTTATGTTCCTGTGGAAAACTTCAAGAGACAAACATGAAAACGATAAACTGGAAACGACACAAAGAAAATTGGATGGATTGCGACAAATGCAGTCTTTGTGAACGTCGAAGCAAAGTAGTTTTGTTGAAAGGTAAAGTTCCTTGTGATGTTCTTTTCGTTGGAGAAGCTCCAGGAGTTGGAGAAGATACAATTGGAAAACCTTTTGTTGGTCCTGCTGGTTATCTATTAGACCAAATGATTGAAGCTGCTGAACCACTAGAGATAAGACTTGCCTTCACAAATCTGGTTGCTTGCATTCCCAAAGATGAAGAGGGAATAAAGATGAAAAATCCACCAAAAGATGCAATCATGAAATGCTCTAAGAGACTTCAGGAAGTGGTCAAGCTTTGTAAGCCAACTCATGTTATTTGCGTTGGTAAGCTTTCTTCAAAATGGTGTCGTCAATTTATTGAAGGAGTTACCTTTGAGGATATCATTCATCCAGCCTCAATCCTCAGAGCAGACATTACTCAACAAGGATTAGCAATTCAGAGAAATGAAACTCTGATGGGAAATCTCTTCAGAAGTCTGATTCCTTTTTGAGTCGCCTTTTATTTTCTGAGATACGTTATAATTCGCCTCAAAGGAAACGAGATGAAAAAAGAAGAACCTCAAGAGTCTGAAGAAGAAAAAGAAGAGAGACTTGATAAACTGAGAATGGAAGCAAGGGACTATGAACTATTTAGATGGAAGTGTCCAAAATGTGGAAGCGTCCATCAATTCAAAGCCAATCAATGCTTTAACCGATCCTGCCTCTACAAAGGTAAACTCAAAAAGGTGAAACGATGATAAGTGAAGAAATCATTTTGCAACGCGATCGTGTAGAGTGTTTCATCAATGAACTGCAACAAATAATTGAGTTGAGTTCAGTCTACGAAATAAAGCTAAGATTTACTGAAGCTCAAATTGTGATTGTTCCGTTACATTCCCCAATTGTGGTGAAGCGATGATTGAACAAATTTATTGTTACACTTTTGAAGGAACAGGGGCTGTAACAAAATCAACTATCATCATTCTTGAAACACAAGAATATCATGCTTTGAGAAACGCTAAAGCATGGGCCTATAAAAATGGTCTTGACCCTGAATCTCTTAAGAGGGTTTGCTGTAAACCAATTGAGATAGGGTTAGTCGTTTATGCTCACGATGGAAATGATTGTTAACCAGTAACTAAAAAGGTAAAACGATGATTTCTGAAAATGAACCTTTTGACTTGTCCAAATATAGACAATTGCAAGTTGGTGAATTCATTGACGTGGGTGATATTTGGAGTAGAACAACAAAGCCATTTCGATGGGAAGAAATTAATAACTCAACTGTTGCGTCTGGAGTTAAGTTACTAGGTTTAATGTGGCTTGACAGTTACCCATTAGTTTTTCGAAAAAAGTAAAACGATGAAAAAGAAATCAGCAACTTCAAAACTGAAAAAGATCAAAGTTGAGAAAAGGGAACCAGTTTGGAAAGGTCCAATTGAAGAAGGTGTTACTCAAAGTTTGTTGAGTATGTTTTTGACTTGCCGAGAACGATTCAGACTGAGGGTGGTTGAAGGCTTGCGAGTGGTAGAGGGATTTTCCAAAGCTCTTGAATATGGAAACATGTGGCATCTCTGCGAAGAGAATCATGCTCACGGAATTGATTGGGAGAAGCCTCTCAAAGAGTATGCTCAAAAACTGGTTGGTCTGTATCAAGGTCAACAAGAGGAAGTCAGCAAGTGGTATTCAATCTGCAAGATGCAATTTCCCCATTATGTGAAATACTGGAAGCAACATCCAGACGTTAAGAAGCGAACGCCAGTCTTGTCTGAGGAAGTCTTTTGCGTGCCTTATGTTCTTCCTTCAGGGAGAGTAGTGAAGCTGAAGGGTAAATGGGACAGTGTTGATATCGTTGGTAAGGGAAGAAATCGACAACTCTGGCTCCAAGAGAATAAATCCAAAGGAACCGTTGACGAAGAAAATATGGAACTGCAATTGGCCTTCGATCCTCAAACGATGATTTATGTCGTGGCTCTTGAAGCAGCGATCAAATGCGGTCAAGTAAAATCTCCAGAAGAAAAGATTACTGGCGTACGTTATAATGTCGTGCGGAGACCACTGAGTAGCGGGAAAGGTTGTATCAGACAACACAAACCGACGAAAAGTAATCCTGCTGGAGAAAGCCTTGAGAGTTTCTATGGTAGGCTGGAGCAATATATCGTTGACGAGCCAGAACACTATTTCAAACGATGGAACGTAGAACTCTCTCAAACAGACATTGATAAGTTCAAAACTCAATTTTTCAATCCAATTTTGGAACAACTCTGCGATTGGTGGGAGTTCATCGCCGTAGAGCCTTTCAATCCTTGGACTAAACGAATGGGACATGCTCAAGGAATTCATTGGAGACATCCTTATGGAATGTACAATCCAGTGAATGAAGGAAGAGACCAATACAGTGAGTTTTTGAAGAATGGAAACGAAACAGGATTGACTAGAATTCCAGAACTGTTCCCCGAACTGAAAGAAGAATAATGCAAAAGACTGGACTAACTATGGATGAGGCTAAAGACCTCATAAAAGAGCCTACTCTAAGAGGGGAAAGCTCTTGTGGTACTTGTGGATTTTTTAGAAAAGGTCATTACTACTCAGACAGTACAAAAAACTTTGCAGATTTTGTGTTTGATAGTAGTCTTGGAAATTGTTGTAGATTTCCTGAAACTGCTCTAAAAACAAAGACCCATTGGTGCGGAGAATTTTCATTAGAGGACAAAAAATAATCTCAATAGGCAAGGTGGCGAAATGGTAGACGCTGATGACATAGAAGACTTATGAAGGTGTGCTATGTCCCCGAGAACAGTGAATAAACGCGAGTGACAAGAGGGTCTGGAAGGTCACTGGTTTTGATCCAGCAGCACTGTCGCGAATTAGTAAGTCATGCAGGTTCGAATCCTGCCCTTGCCATTTTACAAATCCCTGAAACTGACTGGAGAAATCTGATGGCCGTTGTTACGAAGCAGAAACGAAAAGGCGTTAAGAAACTCACTGGAGATATCTTCGATCAAATTCAACCAATTGAGTTTGACGATTACTTGAAGATGAATCTTTATGGGAAAAGTGGAACAGGAAAAACTTCTTTGTGGAGCAGTTTTCCTGGACCAATTCTTGGAATCATTACTTCTGGCTCAAACAAATCTGGTGAGTTGAGAAGTATTTCAAAAGCAACAATCAAGAAAAACAGAATTGAACAGTTCCCTCTTCAAGACCCAGACCAGATTCGGGAAATTGTTAAAGCCCAAAGAGACTCTGGACGATTCAAAACTCTAGTCGTGGATCATATCTCCTCGCTTCAGGATCAAGTGTTAAAGAGTGTTTTGGGACTGGATGAAGCTCCTACTCAACTCTCATGGGGATTGGCAACTCAACAGCAATATGGAACGCTGGCTCATCGCATGAAGGATTACATGCGAGACCTTCTTGGATTGGAAAACTGCAACATTGTTTTCGTAGCTCAAGAAAGAGTCTTTGAACCTAACAATGAAGATTCTGAATTAGATTTGCTACCTTATGTGGCTTCTGCGGTGAGTCCTTCAATTGTTGGATGGCTCAATCCTGCGGTAGACTACATCTGTGAGACGTTTATCCAAGCAAAAACGGCAGAGAAAACGATTAAGGTTGCTGGAAAAACGAAGACTAAAACTATTCGCCTGTCTGGAGTAGAATACTGCCTGCGAACTGGACCTTCAGAAGTCTACACTACAAAATTCAGAAAGCCTCACGACAGTGGAATTGATCTTCCAGAATACATTGTTGATCCAACATATGATAAAATCATGAAACTCATTCAAGGAGAATAGAATGGCGACTACACAGAAACAGGACATTGATTTCATTGATACGGTGATTCCAAGCGACCTGCTTGAACAGGCAATCGACTGGATCGCGGCAAACATGGCCCCGGAAGAGGTATTCCCTGATTCCAAGTTGGAACAGTGGGCGGAAGAAGCTGGGCACATTCAAGGAGAATAAAATGCTTTGTCTGACACGGAGGCTAAAAGAAGCAATCATGATTAACGACAACATTGAAATCGTTGTTTTGGAAACAAGAGAAGATCGTGTAATGATTGGAATTCAAGCACCAAAAGAAATGAAGATTTATAGAAAGGAGATTTGGCTCAAAAGAAAATCCGCTGAGAAAGATTCTACAGAGTAGCTGGGTTGATCAACCAAAATTGTTTTTGTTCAAAAGGAATTAAGAATGGCTAAGAAGAAACAGAAAAGTGCGTTGGCTGGAGTGTCCGTTAAAGCGATCAAAAAAGCTGCAAAGGAACCAACGAAAGCAACAGGACAGATTCCTGGAGGTATTTCCAAGGGAGTCGCTCAACTGAAGAGTTGCTATTTTGCTCTGTACGAGAACGGAGTGAATAAGGGCAAACCTTATTTCAGAGCATCAGGCGTTGTGGTTGCTGGTAATCATGCAACACGAAATGTGATTGGCTTGACGACGTCAATCATGGAACCAATTTGTGATACAACAACGAGGGCAGGAAAAACGACGACTGAAGATGAGCATATCTCCAGCATCATGAATACGCTTCGACTGCTTGGAGCAGATACAGAAGATGTTGACGATGTTTCCAATCTTGAAGAGCTTGCTGCCGATCTGGTAGAAGCTGCTCCTCACTTCTCGTTTTCAACTTCACAATCAGAGCCTACTACAGAATTTCCTGATCCAAGGGTTTGGGAAAATTGGTATGGAGCAGTCGATGATTTTGAAGCGGACGCTGGAGACGATGGAGTAGATGAAACTCCAGAAGACACTGATGAAGAGGAAGACGACGAAGAGGAAACTGAAACTGAAGATGATGATGATGATGATGAGGAAGAAGAGACGGCAGAAGCTGAAGAAGAAGAGGATGACGACGATGACGAAGAAGAAGACGATGATGAAGAAGAGGAAGAGGAAACTGAAAAAGTTGAGCCACCGGAAAAAGGTGACGTGTATCTTTACAAACCACCAAAGAAGAAAAAGAAGATTGAGGTGGAAGTCACAGCAGTCTTTCCCGGCAAACAAACTTGTAATGTAAAAAGTGTTGATGATGGAAAGGTTATCAAGAGTATTTCATGGGATGCTCTTGAAACAGAATAGTTGAGGGGAGAGAGGCAGGAGAGTTCATGGAAGTTTAATATCTCCTGCCTCTTTTTATGGTCCTGTAGTTCAATTGGGAGAACAGCGGGGTGCATCCCGGACGAATGCTGGTTCGAATCCAGCCAGGACCAATGTTATATTCGGCATGGACAAGGCCGATAACTTGATGCCTCTGACTTAACCAGTCCCGTTTCCTTATTGGCATCTCAAAATGAGTGGGTGAAGCTCATTTCTTTTCTTTAAGGATTCAACATGAATAGAAAACAGGCTGTTTGTTTGTTCTGTATATTGTGGGTTGTAATCCCTCTTTTGATTATTGAAATTTCCGCAGCTTCAAAAATGATTGAGAGATACTATGTAACCTCTGTAGGAATAGAGGATTGGTGTTTACTGATTTTAGCAATGACATTTTTTGTTTTCTTGAATGTCTGCTTGATTGGCACTTCCATCGCCCTTTACTTAACTTTTTCTTCAGGGAAATAATGTGAAGAAGAAATATCCATACAAACGAAAAGTGAATTACGTTTGCGTTGCTTGTTCTGATACAGGCTTGAATTCAAAAGGTGGAGTTTGCTATGCCTGCCAGAAAAGAGATCAAGGGAAAAGAATCGAAGCTAAGCAAGACGCTCAAAAACATAAAAATAAAAAGAAGTGAATGGGTTCTAAGACCTGAAGTGTTACTTTGCCCTAATACCCCTAAGCCAATGCACGGAATCGCTCCAAGGGTAATCCTAGGACAGAAGTGGTGGGATGCTACAAGGAAAGCTGCTTATCAATCCACTGATTTACATTGTGTCGCTTGTGGAACTCCCAAACATAAAGTCAAGGGAAGTCGCAAACACTTAGAGGGTCATGAGATTTATGACGTTGATTATCAAAGAGGAACTTTGACTTACATTGAGACTGTTCCTCTTTGCCCTTACTGTCACATGTATATTCATGATGGTAGATTGCTGGCGTTGATGCAGAAAAAAGTTCTCACTCAAAGAAAGTTCACAGCAGTCATTCAACATGGCGATTCAGTTTTGAAGGCAGCAGGATTAAATCGACCAACAAAATTCAGTCGAGACGAAGCTATAATCTCTGCAATCTCAAATGGAAAAGTTGCTGAATGGGCTGAGTGGAGATTGATACTCAAGGGCAAAACGTATCCACCTAAGTTCAAGACTCTGAAAGAATGGGAGAAAGCTCATGCCTGAAATTTGTGAGTATTGTAAAGCTGAGTTTTTATGTTCTAGCAGACCAGTGAGACTCTTGTTTGGAAAACACATTTGTAAAACTTGTAGTAACAAGTTTCGAAGACATCAATTGGGGCCAGACACTTCAAAAACAGAAACTGAAATGGAGTATGAAAAGTTTCTGAAAGGTAAAGTACAATTGCCTCTAATAATCAAACACAAAAATCGTCATGGCGATGTAGCAGCTGGACCTCTGAAACCTTCAACCAAATTTTTCAAGATGTAGGTTCAAAATGAAAGACAATGTACGAGCCGCAATAGAGCGACTAAGACAGGACGATTTGACATTTGGAAATGACCGCAGAAACAGTTGCCGGATGAATTATGATGGACGAGCTGTTTGGGAAGATGTGCAAACTTTGCTTTCAGAACATCTGGCAGACGATGACGAGCCCGTGACTGTCGAGTGGCTGGAATCGGTCGGGTTCAAGGGCATCTCCGTGATGGCCGAGGTGATTCTGTCGGCTTACGTGCGGCTTCAAAGGCCGTCCTACGATGTCGTCGTTCGCGGAAATGGCGCGGCGTTTTCCCCGCCTCTAGCGACAGCCGAAACCCGTGGCGACGTCCGCCGATTGTGTGCAGCACTGGGGATCGAACTAAAGGAAATCTGAATGATTTCATGTGACACGGAAACGACAGGGCTGGATTTCAAACATGGAACAAAACCTTTTCTAGTTACGATCTGCGATGAGAAACAAAATAATACATGGTGGGAGTGGGATGTTGATCCTTTAACAAGACAACCTCAAATCCCGGAAAAAGATATTTCGCAGATTCGAAAGAAGCTCTATCAACAAGAATTGGTATTCCATAATCCGAAATTTGATTTCAGAGCGTTGGATACTATTTCTTCTGATTGGCCTGATAGAGATTGGAATTTAGTTGATGACACTCTGACTGCTTCACATTTACTTGCTTCCAATCAGCCTCCTGACTTAACCAACTTGAGCATGATTTATCTTGGGGTGAATATCAAACCTTATGAAGATGCAGTTCAAGAAGCTTCGAATCAAGCTAGACGAATTGCCCGAAGTAAATTTCCAGAATGGAAAATTGCTAAAAAAGGAATGAAGGAACTTCCATCTTCTACGGGAGACCTCTGGGCCAACGATATGTGGCTTCCAAGAGCCATTGCAATGGAGTTGAATTATCCGGGAGATCATCCCTGGTGGACTGTTACTTCTGACTACGCAAATGTTGATACTGCTTCAACGATGCTTCTACATCAAGTTTTTGTAGAGCAACTTGAAGAAGAAGGATTGACGGAAATCTACAAAGAGCGATTGAAGTTACTTCCAATCATTTATGATATGGAAAGTAAAGGCATTTCACTGAGCAAAAAACGGCTGGAAGAACTCTACACTCAATACAAAGAAGAGTTTGATGCTTACAGCAAAACTTGTTTGAAGATTTCAGAGAAGGCTGGTTGTGAATTGGTATTACCAAAAGGAGCTTCACCAACCAAGACCCTCAAAGAATTCTGCTTCACAGAACCGAAAGGTTTGAAGCTACCAGTTTTGAAGACAACAGATACTGGTCAACCCTCAATGGACAAAGAGACCAAAGCTTTGTATCTGTTGACGCTGCCTGAGAAATCCAAGCAATACAAGTTCATGCGAGCGTTGGATTCCAGAGCATCTCTTGCTACCTCAATCAACTACATGGACAGCTACAGAAAGTTCATGGTTGATGGTAGACTCTATTCTTCGATCAATCCGACTGGTACAACTACGCTGAGGATGAGCAGTAACAATCCAAACCAACAGCAGATCAGTAAGAGGATTGATAAGCATGGAAGGAATCTGAGATATCTGTTTGGTCCAGAAAAAGGCAAGGTTTGGGTCTCAATTGACTACGACAATCTGGAGTTGAGAATTCCAGCTTATGAGTGTCGAGAGATTGCAATGCTCGACCTCTTTGAGAATCCAGATAAGGCTCCATTTTTTGGTTCTTACCATTTGCTGATTGCTTCGATAATTCATCCCAAAGAGTGGAAAGTTTGCTTGAAAGAAGCTGGTCCTCAATACGTTGCTGAACTCTTGAAGAAGAAATTCAAGGATACTCTGTACCAATGGACGAAGAATGGAAACTTCGCTGAAATGTATGGAGCAGTTGATACTCACGACGGTCAAGGAACGGCTGATAAAGCTTTTCATGTGCCTGGTGCTCAAGAGATAATCTCTAAGAAGCTGACCAGGAAAAACGCTCTCAATAGTCAGTACATCAAATTCGCAAACGAACACGGATATGTTGAGACGCTGCCAGACACTGAGGTTTCTGAGCGAGGATATCCGTTATACTGCTCACGAACCAATAGAGGCTACGTGAAGCCCACGATACCACTCAATTACCACGTACAAGGAACAGCTTGTTGGATTATGATGCGAGCGATGGTTAAGGTTCAAAACTACTTCAACACTTTGCCTGATTCTATTGGAGCTAGAATCGTAATGAATGTTCATGATGAATTGGTGCTAGAGTTTTCTTCAGGGAGTAACTGGAAACCAAAAGTAAGAAGGGTAAGGACTTTGATGGAGTCTATTGGTAAAGTTCTTCAACCTCAAATCAAACTTACTTGTGGCGTAGACATTCACACTAACAATTGGAGTCAATCAGCATGAAAATTTCTGATGTTAAAAAGTTGACTACACAAAAGAGATTTTTGTATTGGATTAAAGAACGGGAATCTATCAGAAAAAAGAAAGAGGCAAAAAAGTCTAAGCCATGGACTGATGATGAAATTTTTGTAACATACAAATTCTGTAATGTTAGAAGAATGGATGATAGAGTTAGCCAATGGCTTCTCAAAAACTGGTTCATTCCTTATTATGATCACCCAAACATGTTAACTGCTTGTACACTAGCAAGGGAAATTAACAACACTGATTCTTTAGAAGAAATTGGATTTCCTAATTCTTGGCGTCCAAAAAGAGTTCAAAAAATTCTTGAATCAAGAGTTGAAAGAGGGTTGAAAGTTTTTTCTGGAGCCTATATGATTACAGGCACTCTTGGAGGAACAAAAATAGAACAAGTTGTCAATAAAGTTGTTACCCCTATTCACAAAAGTAAAATAAAATTGAACAAAAATTCAATGCAAGAATCTTGTACAATGTTGTTACCTTTTGCGGGGTTTAGCCATTTCATTTCTGGGCAAGTAATTGCAGACATGAGACAATCTTCAGAAGGCCATTGGTCTGATGCTAAAGAATGGGCTCCTATGGGTCCTGGTTCTAAGAGAGGGATGAATCGTTTGTTAGGGAATGATAAAGACAAACCAATGAAACAAGATGTATTTCTTGGTTTTCTAAAAGATGTAATTGAATTGGTTGAAAAAAATCTTCCGGAAATTGCTTTAAGACTTGAAGCAATTGATGTACAAAACTGTCTTTGCGAGTTTGATAAGTACAGCCGAACAATATTTGGTGAAGGTCGTCCAAAATCTAAATATCCAGGAGGTGTCTAACATGATAGTTAGTCTGAGAGGGACACATGGTAGTGGAAAATCAACTGCTGTAAGAAGGTTTCTTTCCAGATATCCAGGATACGAATCAATTCCTGGAAAGAAACATCCAGAAGGATATAGAGTTACTATATCAGAACTTTCAAAACCTCTTTATATTGTTGGTCATTATGAGACACCTTGTGGTGGGTGTGACAGCATTCAACCCTATAGTTTGATTTGGCCAAGAGTTGTTTCTTATGCTGAAAAAGGACATGTACTTTTTGAAGGTGCTCTTGTTAGTAGTAGCTATGGTAACATTGGAAGAGCCAGTGAAGTTTATGGTGATGAAGTGGTATTTGCTTTCATGGACACACCCTTAGAGAAATGTATAGAAAGAATCAAAAAACGAAGAGAACAATCAGGTAAGTCTTACACCAAACCATTCAACCCAGCTAACACAATTTCAAAAGCTAAAAATGTAACAAGGAGCATTGAAGTCATAACAAAAATTGGTCGTAGAGTTGTAATTGTTAATCACAAAAAAGCAACAAACATAATTCTTAGATTGTTTAAGGAGTTTGACAATGTTGAAAACTAAAGACTGGAGATTACCAGAAAACAGGATAGAAGCTTTTACAAGAGTTGTTCATAGTAGGATGGTTGAAGGGGATTTAGATCATCATCATTCTGCACAAGTTATATCTTCTGAGATGTCTTTATCAGATGATGACAAGCTTCTATATGCATTGTTGTTTGGCCAAAGCTATAGAAATCATTGAG